ATGACGCACAAGCGACCAGTGCAACACTTGCGAATTCACCAACCGTGGAGACGTACCAAACACTTGACGGCAAGGCTTACAAGCACATTGACGACCAGTGGACATTTGACGTTTCAATGCTTGCAGATTGGGGCGCGGCTTCTTCATTGTGTGAAGCACTATGGACTGCATGCGAGAATGCACCAAATACAGTTTTGGCAGTCTCACTTACTGCCGTGACTGGTGCGGTTTTTGCCTTTAACGTAATGCCAGTATTTCCAGCAGTCGGCGGGGCAGCACCTGACGCGCAGACCGTTGACCTATCATTCATAGTGGTGGGAACACCTACTGAAACTTTCAGTTAAAAACTACTAATCGGGAGACAAAATGAAGTTACCAATCACAATTGAATATAACGACGGGACGCAGATTACGTACACGGCTGCGCCGCCTGAATGGGTTCGTTGGGAAAAACATTCGGGACATACAATTTCCCAAGCGCAGGAAAAAATCGGTATATCCGATTTGGTATTTCTTGCATATCACGCCATGAAGCGCGAAGCGGCTGGAAAACCAGTCAAGCCAATCGAAGCATGGACGGAAACGATTTCCGAAGTGATAGTGGGTGAGGCAAACCCAAAAGCCACGCAGTCGGAAGCCTCAGCAGAATAGTTTGGGAGATAGCCCTGGCAACGGGGCTATCACCAAACGAATTTGAATCAGCCGAAGACATTTTGACGGTCATTGAAATTTTGGAAAGGCGAGCAAATGGCGAATGATGCAATCAGTTACGACAAGAATGAATTGCGCGCCATTGTTCGTTCTTTCAAAGCAATGGACGACCAAGCACTAGCACAAGCCAAAGAAGCAACCAGTGAACTGGCAACTTACGTCCAGGGCAAGATTAAGGCAACCGCGTCAAGCCGTACACGCAACCTGGTTGATAATCGTGTTGCTGACGGTTCAAAGGTTTCAAAGTCTTCAAAAGTCGGTGAAATCAGTTTTGGTTATGCTGGTCAGAAATTAAGTGGTGGCGCAACAACTCAGCAGGTTTGGGGTGGCGTTGAATTTGGTTCAAACAAGTACAAGCAATTTCCAGTGTGGTCAGGTCGTGAAGGTCGCGGTTCACGCGGCTGGTTTATTTATCCAACCCTCAGAAGCGTTCAACCCGAAATCATTAAGAAATGGGAAGAATCGTTTTCCAAAATAGTAAAGGAATATGACTAATGGCTGGCAGTCGTACCCTTAAACTCTCCATTCTTGGTGACGTTGATAATCTCAACAAGTCGCTTAAATCTGCAACTCAAGACGTTGATACATTTGGGGACAAGATTGGCAAGACTGGCAAAATGATTGGCGCGGCTTTTGTCGCTGCTGCTGCCGCTGCTGGTGCTTATGCAGTCAAAATAGGCATTGAAGGCGTCAAGGCCGCCATTGAAGATGAAAAGGCACAGACACAGTTAGCCCTGGCCTTGGAGAACGCCACAGGGGCAACAACGGCGCAAATAGCAGCAACCGAACAATCCATTCTCAAAATGTCACTTGCCACGGGTGTGGCTGACGACCAACTGCGTCCAGCCTTGGGTCGTTTGGTTCGTTCAACGGGCGATATTACACAAGCGCAAAATTTACTTTCAACGGCACTGGACGTGTCCACGGCAACAGGCAAGCCACTGGAAACCGTTGCCAATGCGTTGGGCAAAGCCTATGAAGGCAACACAACTGCGCTTGGCAAATTAGGTTTAGGAATTTCATCTGCACAATTGAAAACAATGTCATTCACTGACGTGCAAAGCAAACTTACAGATTTATTTGGCGGCGCAGCAGCACGCAACGCGGATACATACGCGGGACGTATTGCCCGCATGCAAGTGGCATTTGACGAAGCAAAGGAAACAATTGGATTCGCCTTGTTGCCAATCCTTGAAAAAGTCATAAATTTCATTAACCAAAACGCATTGCCAGCAATTAACGCATTTTCAAACGCCTTCAGTCTTGACGGTGGTGGCCTTGGTGGTTACATCACACAAGTTGGCAACCTAATTTCGGCAATATTTACGCCAATTATGAATGGCTTGGTAAAGGCGTTTGGTTACGTTAAAGACGCTATTGGCGACAACCTTGAAACTTTTAAAACATTTGGCTCGTTTATTTCAACTTATCTTGCACCAGTAATCGGCACAGTTTTAGGCGGGGCATTGCAAATTGCAGGCAAAATTGCAGGTGGCGTGATTGACGTAATTGGCAAAGTTGTTGGTGCTTTGAATTTCTTAATATCGGGTGCAATTGCCGGAATCAACGCTTTGATTTCTGCTTACAATTTTGCAAACAATATTTTTGGTGGCAAAGATATTGCAAAAATAAATGCACCAACACTGAGTGTTCCAAAAGTAACAACACCAGGCATTTCAACTTCCGTGCCAAAAATTCCAACAATCCCAACACCGTCAATCGGTGGTGGTGGTGGTGGTGGTGGTGGCGGTGTGGCGGCAGCAGTAATGTCAGCGGGCGTTGCAGCAGCAGCAAGCGGCGGTGGATTTACTGATTCACAGAACGCGGCACGTTTGGCGGCTATGGGTGGCGGCGGGTTCACCGATTCACAAAATGCAGCCCGTATCAGCATTACGGTCAACGGGGCAATTGACAAAGAAGGCACTGCCCGCACAATCGTTGAAACCCTCAATAGTTCTTACTACCGTGGCACGGGTGGTGCAACCGCGCTTGTGGCAATCTAATGACACAGTGGAATCCTGTTTGGAAAGTTGAAATTGACGGCGTTGAATACACTGACGCAGTTTTGGCAAATTTAGTTATTCGCAGCGGTCGGACAAATATCTATGAGCAGGCGCAGGCGGGGTACGTTAATCTTCAGTTAATTGACCTTGCACAAACAACCATTCCCGTGTCAATTAACTCAACAATTGGTGTTTCCGTCAAAGACACCTCAGGAACATTTGTTGCAATTTTTGGTGGCAATGTAGTTGATATTGGCTTAGAAGTCCGTGACGTGGGTTCAACCATGTTCACTCAAACGTATTCAATCACCGCACTAGGGGCTTTGGCACGTTTGCCAAAATCCTTGACTAACGGCGTGCTTTCAAAGGCATTCGACGGGACACAGATATACACAATTCTTTCAGATTTACTTTTAAACAATTGGGCTGAAGTGCCTGGTGCATTGACTTGGGCGACTTACGACCCAACAACCACTTGGGCAACTGCGGAAAATGTTGGCCTTGGGGAGATTGACCAACCTGGTGATTATGAATTGGCCGCGCGTTCTTCAAGTCGGACTGACGTTTATTCACTGGTTTCAGCACTTGCCACTTCAGGACTTGGTTATATTTACGAAGACGCCCAGGGGCGCATTTCTTATGCCGACGCAACACACCGCAGTCAATATCTTGCAACTAATGGGTACGTTCAACTTACGGCAAATCAAGCCCGTGCGGCTGGGCTGCGTACTGAAACCCGCGCGGGCGACGTGCGCAATGACCTGACAATCAAATACGGTGCAACTAGCAATGCGGAAAAATCTGCAACTGACGCCACTTCAATTCTTACTTATGGCACACTTGCACAAATCATCACAACAACATTGCACAATGCGACCGACGCTGAAGACCAAGCCGATTTTTATTTGGCACTTCGCAAAGACCCACAGGCAATTTTTAGCCAAATCACATTTGACCTGACAAACCCTGAATTGGACGACGCAGACCGCGACGACCTTATTGGCACGTTTATGGGTCAAGCGGTGGCAATCAATGACCTACCTTCAAACATGGGTTCAATCTTTCAAGGATTTGTTGAGGGCTGGTCGTTTCAGGCTTCTTACAACCAAGTTTCGGTTTCGTTGATTGTGTCACCAGTAGCGTTTTCGTTGCAGGCACTTCAATGGGACGAAATTTCCAACACATTTACCTGGTCGGGCGTGTCGCCAACGCTTGACTGGGAAAATGCGACAATAGTGGTCTGATAAGGAGACAACATGGCAAATCCAACAACAAATTATGGCTTTGTGTTACCAACGTCAACGGACTTGGTTACTGACCTTCCAGCCGATTTTGACATTGCGCTGCAAGGCGTTGACACACGCTTAAAGGCATTGCAACCAGGCACAACACTAGGCGACATTGTTTATTCTTCAGCAACCGCAAACACCAATACGCGCCTACCAATTGGCACAACTGGTCAAGTTTTGGGTGTTGCCGCAGGCGTTCCAGCATGGGTTGCTGCTGACCCACTTGTGATTTTAGACGCTAAGGGCGATTTGATTACTGCCACCGCGGCTGATACACCAGCACGCCTTGCAGTAGGAACAAACGCTCAAGTTCTTACGGCTGATTCAACGACTGCAACAGGCTTGAAATGGGCTACGCCTGCAAGTAGTAGCCCAAAGATTGCTAGATTGACAAAAACTGCAAGTCAATCAGTCACAAGTTCAACATATACAAACATTACTTGGGACAGCGAATTGATTGACAACAGTTCTTTTCACGACAATGTGACCAATAATCAAAGAATTACAGTGCCAACGGCAGGCTATTACAAGTTTTTTATTCAACTTGAATATGCTGCAAACGGCACAGGCGAGAGAGATATTTTCTATTTATTAAATACCACATCAGGCTCAGGCACTATTGTGTATAAAGGCCCTGGTTCATCAGTAGATAATTTTTCACATCAAACCACTTTTATTCTCAATCTTGCAGCAAATGATTTTGTTATTGCTCAAACTTATCAAACTTCAGGCGGTGCATTAAATATCGTGA